CCTCGGTTTCCTACCCTCGTGGGGCCTGCCCGGGGGGCTCCCGGGCGCAACCACTCAGGAACGAAGGAACCCATCCATGGGACGTGTATACACCGCTCAGTTCGGCAACGTCGCCGCAACCGCCGCTCAAGACTTCTTCGAGCTGCTCGCGAGCGCAACGCAGATCATCATCATCCACTCGATCTTCGTCGGGCAGAGTTCCGACGCGGGCGACGCCCAAGCCGAAATGCTGCGCGTGCAGATCAAGCGCGCGAGCGGCACGTACACGGGCGGATCGGGCGGCTCAACCCCAACCGCCGCCCCCCACAACTTCTCGGATACGGCCTTCAGTGGCACTGTCGAGGCCAACAACACCACGCAGGCTACGGCCGGCTCCGGCGCTCTGACGACCATCCTCGAGGAGACGTTCAACGTGCAGGCCGGTTGGTACTACACGCCGACCCCCGAAGAGCGGATCGTCCTGAACCCCTCTCAGGCGCTCGTGGTCTCCACACCCTCCACGCCGGCCGACTCGCTGACGATCTCCGGCCGCATCACGTTCGAGGTCCTGGGCACCGCGTAGTCCATGGTGCGGGGCGTCTACCGCCGCCCCGCCGCCATCCGGCGCCGAAGGTTCGTCCCGCACGGCTTCACGCCTGCGGCGACAGCGGGCCACGTCGTCGTTCGGAGGCGGGTCCCTCAGCGCCGTCGCAGGCCGTTCCTCCTGCGTCGGCGCCCGCTCGTCCGCGCCCAAACCTTCGCACCGACCCAAGCACCCATCCTGCGGCGGATGGCGGCCGTGCGGCGCCCTGGAGCGCGGCGCGCGCGCCGCGCTGTCATCCAGGTCATCCGGGCGCAGACCGTCGCCGCGCCCGTCCTTCGGCCTCGCCTGCGCATCAGGCCGGCCCGCCCGCCCCGCGCGCGCCGCGTCGCGCCCCCGATTGGCACTCCGGCCGTCGTCGCCACGCAGGCGCCCCTGCCCGTCCGCATCCGGCGTGTGTCCACCAGGCGTCCGTCCGGCGTCCGGCGTCCCAGGCCGACCACGCCGCAATCGGTCGCCCAGGCCACAACGGGGGCGGTCCCGGCCCGCGCGCGGCGTCCGTCGAGCGTCCGGCACCCGGCCGTCCGGCGCCCGCGCGCCATCCTGCCGACCCAGCCGGCCGCCCCCGTCGCGCCCGGCTTCTCCCAGGTCCTCCGCACCATCCAGCGCCAGCGCCGGAAGATGAAGGAGCGCCAGCTCCCGAAGCCGGCCATCCTGCGCCTACTCGACGAGCTCCCGCCCGCTCTCGGCGTCGATCGCGTCGAGCAGTCCCCGAAGCTCCGCACATTCAGGCCCGGGCTCTACCGTGGCCTCGTCCACGGGGAGGGTGTTCGTGGTTGACCAGATCGCCGTCGTCCAGTTCCGCACACCGGCCGCGCCCGGAACTCTCGACATTACCGACCCATCCATCACTGAGGCGTTTCACGCGGGCATCTTCATCATCACGGGATTCGATGAGGGCACCGAGGGTCTCGACAACACGCACGGCCTACTCGGCATCGGCTTCTGCACCATCAACCCAGGCGTGGCCGGGAACGAGGTGCGCGAGGAGAGCGCCATCTGCGCACAGATGGAGAACGGTGTGTTCACCGCCGACAACGGCACGACGAACCTACTCGGGACGTGCATTAGAGTCCCGCTCGGCACAGCAGTAGGCACAGGCAACATCCGAGCGGAGTTCTCGGCCGCCATTGCGGGGGGAGTGCGCCTCAACTTCACGACCACAGCATCCAGAGCCAAGGGCGTGGCAATCCTCTTTGCCGGGATTGCGGACAGCTTCGCCGCCCAGTTTACACCGGGTGCAGCGGCGCAGAGAGACTGCAACGGGGAGGCTGGCGGCACTTTCCGCCCTTCGATCGTCTTCTTTCTGACGCACGATCACCCTGGCGGATCGCCAGACGAGGCTGAGGCCCAACCCAACATCGGCTTTGCCATCGACGACGCTTCGGTGACGCAGAAGCTAATGGCGCTGAACATCGACGAGTCCAACCCGACCGATGCGGACGGGTACATGCGCTCCGACTCGTGCATCGGCTGGCTCGACTTGGGTACACGCGCTGTTGAGCGCGCGTTCGTGAACTCCTTCAACGCCAACGGGTTCGAGGCGCAGGGAGATGGCAACAGGTGCAGCTTTCTCGCCCTGAAGTTCTCCGGCAACGCGCGAGCGGCGGCGGCCAACATGCCGATCGCGGCAAGCACCGGCCTCCAGTCGTTCAACTCGTTCGGGTTTACACCAGACCTCGTGCTCGGGATGACCTCGCTCCTGACGGCCGAGGACACGCTGACGGATGGTGTGAGCGCCTTTGGTTACTTTGTCACTGGCCGCTACCTCTCTCGCGCGCACACGGCGCGGATGGCCGAGGGCGTGACGCTCGTCAACCCGACCCAGGCAACGGCTGCGACGACGCGCCACGAGGAGGTGGCTCTCCTCCAGTACGACAACGACGGAAACGTTGTGCAGCGCGCGACGTGGGCTGGAGCGTCCGGCAACGGTGGCTTCCGGCTCGACTTCTCGACGGCCTCGGCATCGGGGTACATGACGGCGCTCGGCATCCAGCTCGTGCCGAACCCGCCGCTACCTGTGCGTCGCATCCGCCGCCAGCGCCGCGCGCGCGCCCGCATCCAGCGTCGTCAAGTGCTCGTCGGAGGGCGCCCAGTCGGCCCCATCCCGCTCCGCGCCGGATTCTGGCGCGCCGTCCAGCGTATCCGCCGCGCGCTCCGCCTGCGCCTGCGCCGCCCCGCGCCACCCTTCTACGGCGTGCGCCTCACCGGAACGCCCACCGAGGAGGGCTCCAAGGGCCGCGTCTTCCGCCCAGGACTCTACCGTGGCAGGATCACGGGCGCAGGAGTACCCACCCGAGACCTAGACCAATGAGCGCTCCCGCCTACTACGTCGAGACCGAAGTGCTCGAGGGCACCGACGATTACAACGTCGGCGCCATCGCCGTTGCCGTCTCGGGCCAGGCCGCGAAGACGCTCATCACGACCTCGGACATCGACGGCGCAACGATCGCGCTCGCTGTCTACGAGCAGGGCAACCCGATCGCCGTCTACACGACATCGGTGTCGAAGGCCGCCGTCTGGTTCAACACGCCGCAGGTGGACGCCTTCTGGGAAGGTGAGGACACCATCGGCTACAACTTCCGACACCAGATCCGCCAGGCCGACCTCGGCGCGACCACGCTCAAGGGCGGGCGGAACTACACGTTCATCTACTCGATCCCCACGGTCGCGGACGGGACGCTGCGCGCCGTGTACGTCTGGCGCATGAAGTCCCTGCACATATGATGGTCTTCGGGAAAGACCAAACCGGCGGGTCTGTCCCTGGACACCTGCCGACGAACCCAAACGGCAACCGCGAGCCGCTCGACGCCGCGCGCGCTCCCGGCGGTGGCGCCTACGCCTACCGCTTCGGCCAGCCGCTCGGCGATGTCGCGCGTCGCAAGGGCTCGATGGGTCGCGTCAAGAACAAGGAGCGCCAGTGTCTCGAGGCGATCCAGAACCAGACCGGCAAGCAGAGCGAGGAGGCCGAGCTCAAGCGCCTCACCGACAGATTCCCGCACGGCATGGTGCGGCGTCTCAAGGCCCTCCAAGCCGTGTGCGAGGACCCCGACCACCCAGCCTTCATCCACGCGCAACGGCTCGCGCGCGAGATTCTCACGACGCAGAAGAAGGGCAAGGACGACCCGGAAGACGGCGACGGCGCATCCGCCCCGACCTCTGGCGACACCATCGAGGTGATCCAGTGCAGAATCAGCGTGCCGATGCCGGGCGCGGGCGATGCGGAGCCCGGTGCGGCCCATGCATCGCTGCATGAGCCGCCCGGGACGCAAGGTGGCGGGTGAGGTTAGAACGGTTCGGGGTCAAGGAACCGTAGACCGCCACCGACAGAGCGCCCGGGGGAGCGCCCCATCCCCTGCATCTTCACCAGAGCCCCACCAGAGGCGTCTCGTGCCCCCGATGGAGATGCTGAATCGTACCGCACTGGTGAGATCCCGCGCGCGGCGAGAACGCGCTTTGCTTGTTCGAGACGCTCGCTGAATGCGAGCACCTGCTCTTCGAGCAGTGAGATGAACGCCTCGCTGCGCTCGAAGCGCACGAGCGCGCTCGGCAAGTCCGGGTTGAAGCTCACGAGATCCCACCAAGCGCGGCCCGTGATCCACATGCCGCCCTGCACCTGGCAGCGGTAGTCGCCGGTCATCGAGAGCAAGTTCCCGACGTGTTCCTTCGCGCTCGGGCACTTGAGCTCGAGTCCGCCATCGGCACCAACAAGCCCGTCCGGAGAACACCCGGCCCGGTCATCGTCGCGCGTTACGAGGCCAACACGCTCGACGGTCACGTCGCGCTGCAGCTCGTACCACGAGACCGCCTGGCCTTCGATGAACGTCCCGCGCTTCATGAAGTCGGACGAACCCTGGTCTGGCATCCCGAGCAGCCACTCGGCGAGGAGCTGATGCATGTAGCCCTCCTGCGAGCTCGACGCCTTCATCGTCTTCGGCGTCAGGATGCGGTCGAACTGGCTCGCCGTTGGCAAGCCCGCGCGCGCGATCAGCCACTCGCGCGTGCCCTGCTTCGCAGGGTGGATCTTCACTTCCCGGCCGCCTTCGCCTTGAGGGCGTTCAGAGCCATCGCGTAGTCGCTCGCCCGCAGGTCAGACAGCTTCTCTACCTTGAGGTACCCCTGGATGAACCGCGCGCGGTCAGCCCCGCTCGACACGATCCACTCCTCGAGCGTCCGCTCCTGCTCATCGTCGATCGTGGTCGGATCGCCGCCATCCTCATCCTCGTCGCAGGTCGTCAGCCCGAGCGCCTGCACCAGGCTGTAGCGCTGCGCGTAGGTCATCGCCGAGCCCATCTTCTGCTGCTCGCTCGCGCCCGCCTGGCTCTTGTATGGCAGGCTCACCCGGCTCGTGACCGAGTGCCCCCCAACATGCGCCACCACGCACTCCAGCGCCAGGAGCTCGCCGTCGAGCTTCATGTCCCCCCACCGGAACGACAGCCCGCACTCGCCGAGCGGCCCCCGCACTGTGTGCGCGATGTCCTCCAGGCTCGCGTACCGCCGCGACTCGCGCCGCCCATCCCGCGTGACCTGGAACTGGCTGTTCTCCGTGCGGCGCACGATCGGCGGGCACGTCGCCGAGAACTTGCTCATCGCCGCCTGGAACTCACGCGCCGCCCGCCGGTCCTGCTCCTGGTTGTGGAGCGCCACAAGCTTCTCCAGCGACTCGACCGGCACCTTCTCGCGTACCGCGAGGTGCAGGAGCGGGCTCATCTCGCCCACCGGGTCACCGACTTCGGCCCCACCGGAGGGGGCCACCACGACCTCATTCGCCATCGTTCGCCTTCTTCCGCGCCCGTAGGCGCTCACGGTATTTCTGCTGTCTCACGGCGGCGCACGGAAGGCACCGCCGTTGTCTTCCAACGATCGAGTACGGGTGTCCGAAGACGCACGTCACGCGCGCGGCCCGCTCGGCGTTGATCTTGAGGAAGTGATCGACGCGACGCCCCATCGGACGCGGGTGCAGGAGGTGGCCCCGGATGGACTCCTCGAGCGCCTTGCAGGCCAGCGCATACCCGGCGCCTCGCCCAACCACGACGGCCCCCAGCACCTCCGAGTGCAGGCGCAGTTCGACCGTGAAGTCGTCCAGGACCTCAGATTCGAGGCGCAGTCCGAGGCGCCGCACCATCGTCCACGCAGGATCGGCCTTCATCGCGGGAACGCCTTCCGACCGAAGAGCATCGGCCCGAAGCTCATCGACGCCGCCACCCGTACGCGGCCAGCGCGGCACACACGAGGCAGTCGAGCACGGCGCCGCCGATCAGTCGCGCGAAGAAGCTCGCCAGCAGCGCTCGACTCGCCGTTTCCCCGAGCGCACCCCAATCGAGAAGACGCGGCCGAAAGCCAGACTCCAGAGCAGTCCGAGCAGAACGGACATCGCCAGCCACGCCAAGAGGATCCGCAGGATCACGGTCGGGATCATTCGTCGTCACCATGGTAGTCGTCCTCGCACCAAGCCTCGTCAGGCCCCTCCAAGAGGGCCAACGACAGTTCGCTCTCGAAGCGCGCGCGCAGCCAGTCCTCGGCGCAGCGCGGAAGCTCCTTCATCACCCGGCAGTAGCCGTCAACGATGCGCCCAGCCGTCGCCCCGAGGTCGTAGAAGCGCACCAGTGCCTCAGGGAGCGGGTCGCCACCGAGGCGCACCGCCGTCACCCTCGGCCAGCGCCACCCCGGGCACTCGCGCGTCGCAGGACCGTAGTCCACGGAGCCCTCGACAACGAGACCTTCCCACTCACCGATGGTCTCGTAGCGACTCACGACTCGACCTCGCGGCACGCAGGGGCCTCGCCAGGCGGCACCGGCCCCGTGTCCTCGGCCTCGAACTCGCCCTCGCTCTCGACGTGCTCATCAGTCGGGTCGGTGCCATCGCCCTCCTTCGCCATGGCGATGGCCTGCTCGGGGCTCGTGGCGTCCACGTAGGCGGACACGAACACCACCTGCTTCCACGTCACGCGGTAGCGGTTCAAGCGGCACCCCGCTTCCGCGCCCGCGCAGGGTGAACCGAATCGCCCGTCCAGACCACCAACCATGCTTGACCTCCAGGGAAAGATTGACTCAGGGGCCGCGAGACCCCAACCTCTTCGAAGGCTACCCCGCTTCCGAAAATCCCGCCAGGGAGAATCCAGTGAAGAACAAACCCTACACTCAGCAAGAGCGCGCCCGGATGCGCGGCGTCTCGCACGCCTCGCAGATGTCCTACGAGGCCGGCGAAGGCGCAGAACGCAAGGCCCTCAAGGAGAAGATCGGCAAGCGACGCCCAGGCGCCAAGCCCAAGCGCCAGAAGGACTCCTCGAACCCGATGGACTCCGGCCTCATGGGCGGATCCATCCGCGCCATGGCCGGATTCACCAAGGACAAGGGCCGCTCCTACCGAGGCTGATCGCTCGTGGCCCTCTCACTCGACGCGGCCAAGGTCATGGCCGAAGTCACGAGCCAGAAGAAGGCGCGCGACAAGCGCCTCGAGGGCGCGCTCGATCTCGTCCAGAAGTACCCCGGACCGTGGTGGGATGGCACGCCAGGAGAGGACGCGCAATTCGATCCAGAAAATGCAGCGTTCGAGCTCATCTCCTACCAAATGACCCAGCTCGTCTGGGCGAACCCTCGCTGGAGCGCAACTACACGCCGCCCGCGAGCGCAGCAGATGGTCGCGGAGTCCATCCAATACGGCATGAACCGATGGACCACCGACAGCGACTTCAAGACCACCATCGAGGACCTCGCGGTTGACAACACCTTCTGTTGGGGCGTCGCACACACGACGCTCGCGCCGATGACCGGGAACTACGAGGCCGAGGACGCGCCGCTCTGGCCGCAAGTCTCGCGCGTCTCCCCGTGGGACTTCGGCTTCGACCACCGCGCGCCCACCTGGCGCCGCGCGCGGATGCTCTGGCACGAGTATTCGATGGACCTCGACGACCTCCGCGACATCGCCAAGCGCGATCGTGAGCAGCCGAAGTCGAAGCGCGCCGGCTGGGACATGCGCGCCATCGACAAGCTCCAGCCGCGCTCCGACGAGGCGCCCGAATCGAAGCTCCTGCGTGCATGGGGCCACGAGAGCGAGGCTCCGACGCGCGAGCAAGTGCGGCTCGTCCAGGTCTATTTCCCCGGGCGCATCCTCCCCGGTGAGCCTGGGCCTGACGAGGGCTTCAACGGCGCGATCGCGACCTACGCGATCGGGGCCGGCGGCGAGGCCAACGACGCCGTGCTCGTGCAGCGCCCGCGCGCGTTCTTTGGGCCGCGCTGGGGTCCGTACACCGTGATCGGCACCTACATCGTGCCCGACTGCGCGTTCCCGCTGTCCCTCCTGATGGCGACGGCCGGCCACATCGCCCAGAGCACGCGGCTCGCGCAGGCCGTGGACCAGCAGGTTGCGGCGTACAAGCGCTTCGGCGTGGTCTCGAGCAAGAGCCCGACGCTGGCGAAGATCGTGAGGGACGGGAAGAACGACCACATTTTCTCGGCGGAGATCGCTGGCGACGTGCGCGAGCTCGTCCAGACCTTCGAGTACGGCGGGACCACGCCCGGCAACGTGGCGGCCGAGCAGCGCGTCCTCGAGCGGCGCAACCGCGCGATGGGCATGGATGACGTGCAGCGCGGGCACGTCAGCGGCGACGGCACGGCCACCGAGGTGCAGCACGCTGTCGAGGCCGCACTCGGGCGCCAGGGGTACCAGAAGACTCGGTTCCAGGACGGCATCCGGCGCATCGGGCGGACGGTGGCTTGGTACCTCTTCCACACCGACGAGATCGTGTTCCCGCTCGGGCCGGAGGCCGCGCAGGCGCTCGGCATCGACGAGCAGGAGGAAGCCTGGTTCCACGGTGGCGACTGGAAGGACGGCAGCGGCACGACGTTCGATGACCTAGCGCTGGAACTCGAGCCGTTCTCGATGGAACGCCCGAGCGAGGCCGGGCTACAGCGGCGGGGCGCGTTCCTCGCGCATGTTGCGCAGCTCGCACCGGCGTTGCCGGCGCTGGCCCAGGTCGGCGCGGACGTGCGCGGGTTCCTGGACGCCTGGGGCGATGCGAACGGGATGCCGCACTTGTCGGCGCTGTTCCCGAACGTCGAGAGCGTGGACCTCTCGATGATCCAGCCGATGCAGGCGCAGCCGCGCCTCGCGCGCGACGTGGGTGTAGTCGGCCTGGTGAAGAACTACGCGCCGAAGGGGTTGCAGGGCGTCGGGCGAGCCGAAGAGATGCCAGAGGCGGCTGCCTTCGGCGTGGAGTAACTACGGCCTGGATCGGCCTTCCTGGGTGGGCACCCCCTTCCGCTCGCTTGACAGCAGAGTGTACGCTCACGACCGCGAAGCGGTTCCCGCTCGCTCCCCCGCGAAGCGTCGTGCCCACTTGCGTCCATGGAGAGCGGCGCTAGGCTCGTCGCGTGACCTACCGCTGCTCCTCCTGGCCGTGCATCGAGCGCGTGAAGCGTAAGGGCGCGGAGTGCGCGCGCTGCCGTGCCGAGGCGCAGGCCGCCAAGCCGGCGGTGCGCGAGGTCCGTGCGGACGTGATGCGCTTCCGGCCGTTCTCGAGCTTCCAGTTCTCGAAGCATGATTGCGACGCGGTGGGCGTGCCGCGCGACAAGGACGGTGCGGCGCAGTTCACGAGCGAGCGGCAGTTGAACGAGATGAAGGCGCACATGGAGCGCACCGGCCGGTACCTGACCTGGAAGGAGCACTGATGCTGCGCAACGCCTACTGCACGAAGAAGCGCACCGGGCCGGGCAAGTGTCCCGAGTGCGGGGCGCGTCCGTGAACCGCATCGACGAGGACACGGAGCCGCGCATCGTGAGCGTGGCCTTCCATTTCGAGCGGGCATTCGTCGGGAGGGACCATGCGCCGCAGATCGTCGTGCGGGCGAGCATGGAATACCCGGACGAGCGGCCTCCGAGCGGGCTCGAGTACGTGTGCATGATCGACACGATGGTCGAGCAGTTTGCGGCGGCGCTGCACATGACGCCGGTGCAGGCGTACCTGCAGCTGGCGTCGCGCGCGGCGAAGGAGTAGGGTCCGTTGGCGCCCTGCCGGGGGTGTGGTGTCCATCCTTCGCAGGGAGGGATGCGTGCTTCCGGCATGTGGGGAGATCCCAGGCCGCCCGTCGATGAGGCCATGAATCAGTACCCGGTGGGGCGCACTTGCAACTAGGGGTGCGGTTAGGCAGCCTTTCAGGCATGACGGACACGACGAGCACCCAGGCGGAGGCATTCCTCTCGAGCGTGCAGGCTACCCCGGCTGCGGCCGAGAAGGCGCCGTCGATGTCGGAGCGGCGCGAGGCTGCGGCTGACTCGCAAGAGGACGCGCTCGATGCGGCGCTGGCCGCGAGCGGGGCGTTCGACGACCTGGACGGCGAGGACGAGCCTGAGGAGACTCCGAATGGTGCGTCCGCCCGCGAGCGCGCCGAGAAGGCCGAGCGTAAGGCCAAGGGCGAGAAGGACGTGCCTGAGGACGAAGAAGGTGAGGCCGATGAGGCCGAGGACGATCTCGACGAGCCCTCGGTCGAGGCTGACGACGAAGACGAGGAGTCGGAATACGCCGACGAAGAAGAAGAGGACCAGGACATCGAGGAAGCCCTCGACCGCGCGACGGAGAAGCTGCGCGCGGCGAAGGTGCCGATGTCGGTCATCAGGAAAACCGCCCGGGAGACCTTGATCGCCTGGGCGGCCTCGATGGACGGTGATGGCGAGGACGCGCCTGCGACCTCGGGATCGAAGCCGGAGTCCGGCAAGGCGAGCGCTAGCGCGGCCGCCACGAAGAGCGGGGCGGAGTCCCCGACCGTGGACTGGAAGAGCGTGAGCGCGGCCATGGCGGACGAGCTCGGCATCGACCCGGAGCATGCGGAGCGTGCCTTCAAGCCCCTCGTGTCGGTCGTCGAGAAGGCGCTGGCCGATCGCCTCGAGAAGGTGGAGGCATTCCACCGCGAGGCGCTCGAGAGCCGGGGCCGCGAGAGGATCGAGAACAACATTCGCAGGCTGTCGGAGGCGTACCCGAAGCTCAAGACGAACCCGCGACTCGCGGAGCAGCTCAAGGCGAAGGCGATCACGCTCGCGCGCGGCTACCAAGCCGGCGGCGAGAAGATCCCCTCTGCCGATGCGCTGTTCGACGAGGCCGCCAGCATCGTTCTCGGCTCGGCGCGTCGGTCGCAAGACCTCGCGGCGAAGCGGAGGAACGGCGTCTCTCGCGCACCGGAACACGTCGGCTCGCGCTCCAGTTCGGAGCATGGGTCGATGGGGGACTGGCTCGACGAGCAGATGAGACTGGTGGAGCATGGGCAAGTCGGCAGAGCGCTCGCCAACGCGCCGCCGAAGCAGGCGAAAGATCGAAACCGCTGGTAGTAGCTCCAGGTTGAAGCTGACCGGCGGACATGCGCCTTCTGTGGAGGTATTTCCATGGGCGTACCGCTCAACAACCTGACCGATCTCTTCCGTGCGACCTCGCAAGCGGTCCTCACGGGCGACAACATGATGCTGCACGAGGCCGTCAAGCAGACGACCTTGCTGCGGAAGATCCTCAAGGTCCATGACATGACCGATCTCGTCCAATCGGGCGACTCGATCACGGACCAGATCATCCTCGAGGAAGACTCGACGGCGAGTGACTACGAGCCGATGGACTCGTTCACGCCGCGCCTGCAAAACCACCTGACCGAGATCTCGATCGGCTGGCGGTTCACGCAGATCAACGTGACCTTCTCGAAGCACGAGAAGGGTCTCCAGGGTGCGAGCAACCTCAAGCGTGGGGCTCGCGCGATGGTGTTCAAGCGGATCATCAAGGCGAAGTGGACCAACCTCTTCGTGTCGCTGGTGAACCACCTCGAGCGCCAGTTCTTCGCGACGCCGAGCAACGCCACGATGGAGGCGAGCGGCGGGAAGATCCCGATGTCGCTCTTCTGCACCGTGACCGAGAACGGCGCCGTCTACACCGACCAGAGCCCGACCGGCATCGCGCCGAGCGGCTTCACGACGGTACAGGCGGTCAACCCCACGACCAACACGCGCTGGCGCAACCCGGTCGAGGTCTACGCCGATGGCGTGACGGAGATCGAGACCGCCGGCAACCGCTGGGACGGGTTCCGTGGGATGCGTCGCCTGGTGGAGCGCATGAACTGGGAGCCGATGGCGATTCGTCCGGAGCACGGCGAGGTCCATGACCCGACCGACAACGGCTTCATCATCTGCTCGCTGCGTGGCAAGGACCTGTGGGAGCACGCTCAGTCCCGCGTCAACGACCACACCCGCATGGGTCCGCAGAACGCGGCCTATTCCGGGCCTGGGTCGGGCGGCGGCCTGAACTTCGACGGGATCCCGGTCTGCTTCATCAAGCAGATGGATCACGCGGCGGGATACCGCAGCGCGGTTGCCGGCACGTCCGACTGCGGCGAGTTCAACTCGAGCACGGATGACGCTGGCGGCGCCCTCACGAACCCCGAGTTCGAGGGGCCGCGCTACATCATGATCCAGCCGAAATACTGGAAGAAGATCATGCACGGTGAGCACTGGCTCGAGGAAGAGGCGCCCCCGGCGACCGTCTTCCAGCCGTTCTCGCGCACGATCTACTACGATTGCTGGCACAACAACTGGAACGCTTCGCGCCAGCGTGCGGCCGGCATCCTGACCCCCTCGGCCCCGATCGACGTGTAAGGAAGACCATGCAAGCAACTCAAGCGAATCTCGGATGGATGGGGCCGACCCCGGTCGATGTCCTCGTCACGAACCGCTCCGGCGGTTCTCTGGCGGTTGGGGCTGTTCAGCAGCTCGACCGTCGTCGTGCGGACAGCGACTCGACCGACAACACGGTCGGCTCGGCGAACGCCGGCATCGCGAACTGCGTCAACATCGGGGCGGCTACCACCGACCAGATGGTGACGGAGACGTTCGGCGTCGTGCAGCGGTCGGCCGTGGACGACGGCAAGACTGTGCTGCGTCTGCGCGGCTTCTGCGACGCGGTGAGCTTCACCACGAACAACGTGGTGTTGGCTACCTCGCGGTGTGTGGCGGTGGCCTCAGGTTCGAGCGTGCTGGCGGTCAACGCGGCGCAGGAGAACACTGGGACTGCGGCAGCTCTGGCGCGCAAGGTGATCTTCCTGCCCCTCGTGGCGGGAACGGCGCCGAGCACGACGAGCGGGTGGTTCGACGGGATCAACGGCTTCGGCACGATCCTGTTCACGTAGCCACCGAAGGCTCTACGGCGGGGCGGTTCCGGCTAGTCCGGGGCCGCCCCGTTTCTGTAGGGTGACGGCATGAAGACCATCTACCTGATGTGGCGTCTGGCGCGCTTCCTGGAGAAGAGCCGCAGCGAGCTGCGTGCGGCCTCGATCGCGGTCGTGGTCGAGCGCGAGTCCACGGCGTCGTACATGGCGTACGCGGCGGACCACGCGCGGCATGGCCTGCCGAAGCCGGCCCCGCGCACGGCCTACGAGGTGACGATCTGGGGGGACGTGAGCCAGGCGGCCACGGGTTCGGAGGTGGCGCGCGGCTCGACGCTGGCCGAGGCGCTGGCGGCGGCCTTGAAGTAGGATGGCGCGCGTGAAACAGGCCCCGGCGAGCGCGCGCGCGAAGACCGAGTACGAAGCCGGCGAGCTCGTGGCTCGCGGGTGGTGGCGTGGAGACGACGACCGCTGGCGCCACCCGAGCCTGGCGTACCCGTGGCCGCAGGCGGACGCGGTACTGATCCAGCTCGAGGCCGACGACGGGCGCGTCGGGCTCGTCTACGATGGCCTGCGCGGAGGTGAACATGGGCAACCTGACGATCCAGCTCCTCTCTGACATCGCGGTCCACGAGCACGGCCGCGACCTGTCGAACCCGCTGGACGTGCGCGAGATCGTGAACATGGCCGGGCAGCACCTCGTGGCCATGCACGAGTGGAACTGGCTGATGGGGCGCGAGGCGCGACTGCGCCCGAGGCCGCAGATCAGTGTGTCAGGGGCGACCTGGACGGAGGCGACGAAGACGCTGGCGAAGGTCGGCGCGTTCACGAACTACTCGTTCCTGTCGAAGGATGTGGGGCGCGACGTGTCCGGCACGGGCGCGACGGACGGCACCTACGAGGTGGCCTCACGGGTGAGCGACGACGCGATCACGCTGGCGACCTCGATCGGCGCGGCGGCGAACGGGCAGACCGACATCGCCATGCTGTTGCCGAACGATCAGATTGCGCTGCCGAGCGACTTCGACCTCCAACAGATCGTGGCGTGGGGGATGACGAACGGCCTCGTCGGGATGCTGGAGATGACGAGCCCGCAGGGGATGACGAGCCTGCGCTCGTGGCCGGGGCTGACCTCGATCACGAGCTTCTGGGGGCTCGTCTCGTACGTGCGCGGGGCGAGCGGAGGCGGCCCGCCGGTGCCGCGCCTTGAACTGTGGCCGAAGACGAGCTCGAGCGACGAGGAGTTCGTGATCTGGTATCGGGGTGGCTGGATCAACCCGTCCAGCGACTCCGAGGCGTTGCAGATCCCGGAGTGGCTGAACGCGCTGTACCTTGAGGTCTTCAAGGCGTTCGTGATGGGCGGCGAGGAGCCCGAGGGTGGTTCGATCGACCGACGCCTTCAGGCCTTGCGCAGCGGGCCGATGTACGTGGACGCCGTGCGCCGCGACGCGCAGGTTCAGTTCGACCTCGGGCCGATCTCGGACACATGGCTCGCCGGGTCAGGGTTCGACCAGTCGCAGAGGTTCAGCATGTACCGCACTGGCACGGTGAACTGATGACGCGCTACCCGCTGACCTTCCCGTTTGGTGGGCGCAGCGACGCGGCGGCGCACTCTGACCAGCCGATGCTCTACACGAGGGCGGCGCGCAACGTGCGTGGGCGCTGCCCAGTGACGGGGCGCGTGCGTGGAGCGCGGCGTAGTGGGCTCTCGAAGTGGAACGAGACACGTATCGCGCCTGGGCGGATCAAGGCGCTAGCCTCAACCTCGATCGACGACCGGAAGCTGACCTACTCGTTCAACTCGGGCACGGTGGACCAGGAGTGGGCGGCGAAGCTGCCGAGCAAGGGCGACGCGCGCGTGGGGCGCGTGGACCGGCAGGGGAACGTCTACGTGGTGGACGGGAACGCCGGTGTCGTGAAGTTCAACTCGGCCGGCGTCGAGGTGATGAAGGTTGCGCTGCCGGTCGTGGACGCCTCGCACGTCGTCCGCGCTCTGTGGGTGGACGAGCAGGATCGGATCTTCGCCGGGGTGAGCGAGGGCGGCGACGTGCGCACGGCGGCGGTGTGGTGTGTGCTCCAGCTCCCGGAGAACCAGTACCAGGTGCTCTGGACGCTGACTCCAGGCGCGTACACGGAGGAGCTCGTCGTCTACCGAGGGACGCAACTCTACGCGGCACACAACTACACGCTCGAGAGCCGTGCGCGTGTGGTCGTCTACGAGAACATCGTGCTGGCGCCGACCGAGGCAAAGCGGGTGGAGAGCGTCGCCTACCCGATCCATGGGTTCGACGTGCGCGAGGACGGGACGTTCTACTGCGCAAGCGCGCCTAACAGTCGCGCCAGCGGCGTTGGCTTCGGGTCGATGCGCTCCGGGCCAGGGGCGGCGTTCTCTCCGCCGCTGGTGGGATGGATGCCGACCGACGACAGCACAATCAAGGTGTGGTCGTGGTACGACGCGGAGGAGATCGACACGACGGATGTCGAGGGCGCCGAGCTCGTGGATGGCGCACAGGTGTTGCGCTGGCGCGACAAGAGTGGAAACAACCGAGACCTCTACGCCGGGTCGCTCTTGGTGGCCGGCGAAGCGGGACCAGAGTACGTGCGCTCCGGCATCGGTGGGAAACCGTGCGTGCGCTTCGACACTGGTCGCACGACCACAACGCTGCACTCTCTCGTGTCGCTCGGGAATCCGTCCGTAGAAAAGAACCTTGCGGACCAGCAGCGATCAATGGTTCCTGGGTACACGGACTCGATGTGGTGCATGTTCATCGTCCTGCGCCCGTCGCCTGACTCTGACGCGACAACTCCGAGTCCGCGAACGCTCTTGTCCTTGGAGAACGAGGCCGGCGGTGGCGCGAGCGATCACGTCCTCTTCATCAACCGCGACGACAAGGCAGCCCCACTTCCTGGCGCGGTCGATGCCGGGTTCGTGAGTTATTACGCTGTCACCGATGGAACCGGCGACGGCGGCGCTGGCGCTGGTGGTTTGCAGGCCCAGGGGTTCGAGTACGGGAACGCGAACGTCAACGCGGCGCACTCCACGGGATGCCTTCTTATCACGATCATGTGGGATGGCGGGGTCGCCCCAAACGACACCACGAAGACGCGGTGCCTGGTGCGCTACAACGGCCAGCCGATCGACCGTTTCGAGGGGTTGGCGTTCGAGACGACGCAGCCGACCTGGCTTGGGGCGGCCCCCGCGTCCGTCTTCGCGACCGGCATGGACGCGGCGCGGCGCTTCAAGGGCGAGATCGCCGAGATCATCGTGTGTGACCGGCGCGATAGATTCGACAACACGACCGAGCCGAAGGTCCTGACGCACGACCAACTTGAGACGGGCGATCCAAACACAGACCAGACCGACAACCAGGTCACACGCATCGAGGGGTACCTCGCCTACAAGTGGGGGATTGGGCAGATCCTTCCGAACGACGACACGTCGTTCAGCTACCAGCACTTCTACGGTCCGATCACAGCCGGAAACATCCTGCTCGGTCCACCGGCTCCGGTGGATGGAGGGTTTTACGACGCGCATGAGATCCTTCTGATGCCGAACGGCCTCGTGTCGAAGCACGATGCGCAAGGAACTCTGAGGTGGGCGGCTTCGAGCTTCAACGGGATCACGGCGAGCGGCGCGGCGTTTGAGGGTGGGTATGGATGGGGTGTGCGCGCGCGGAAGATGTCGGCCGAGGTCGAGGCGACGGAAAAAATCCACGTCTGGAGTGCTGGACCGACAGACGGTGAGACGACGGGTACCGGCAACATCGCCATCAGGAAGCTGATCGACGAGGGCGACAGTTTCACCGTGGATGCGGCGGATGGAGCGTGGGCCTACGCCTTCGCCGGGAACCCGGATCTGGAGTACGAGCACCCGAGGTTGGCGGCCGACGAGTTCGGGAACCTCTACTTGCCGGGCTACAACGTCCTCGCCGGCATCCGTGCGCTGACGGTGTTTTCGAAGGACGGGTCGAGTGGGGCTGGCGTCGTTCGGCACACCGAACTCCTGCCAGGATCAAGTGACCTAGCATTCGCGTGTGCGCTCCCGCCGGATGCGCTGACGCCTGAATACCGTGACGAAATCGCCCAGCCAATTGCGGAAGTGGTCTACGTCTTCGCAACGGCGGCGAGCATCGGGGCCGAGGATGCGGTCTACAAGATCAGGCTGACGCAGGCAGCGGCGGTCGCTAGCGGGACCACGCGGAGCGTCGTGACCTTGGCGGTCACCGAGGATGACGTGCGGGTGGTGACGGAAACGACCAACACCATCGCAAGTGGCGGCTCGGCGGTGATCGACGCGGCGAGCCAATATGTGACGGCATTCCGCGCGGGCGACTCAATCATCGTGCTCGACGGGGTGAGCGTGCTTGCCTACGACCTGCGGGAAGGCACGCTTGCGAAGCTCGAAGCGTGTGGGTCTGGCGAGGTGCCGCAGCGGCCCAAGCTCGGCATGTTCTGGCGGCACCGGCTTGTGCTCGGGAACCTGGCTGATGCGCCTGGGCAGTACGTCGCGAGCAAGCTCGGCGACATCAAGGATTGGGACCTGCGGATCTCGAATCCTACGGCTACGCAGGCGTTCGCCGGCAGCGCCACGCGCGCGGGCGAGAGTGAGGAAGCGATCACGGCCATGATCCCCGTGTGGGACGACCTCGCCTTCATCTGCGGGGACAGCCGGATCCTGCGGCTAACGGGCGACCCACAGGACGGCGGCAACATCCACAAGGTCACGGACTCGATGGGTGTCGCCTGGGACGCATGGTGCAAGGACGCGCAGGGCCGGGTGTTCATCTTCGGGACGAGCCCGCCGGGACTGTACCAGCTCGTCGTCGATGGCGATCCGGTGCCGCTCTCGCGCCACACGCTTGAGGAGAGCGAGTTCGAGGCGATCGACTTATCGACGCATCGGATGGTGCTCGCATGGAACCCGATCGACAGAGGGGTCCACATCTTCCGCGTGTCGTGGGCGGCGGCGACAGAGACGGTGGACCACTGGTTCTGGGAAGAGAAGACGCACCGGCTTGTGCGCGGCTCGCCGGTGTGGACGGACCGCTTCTACGCCTTCGGGAAGCAGCCCTCGAGCGTCGCCTACCTCGGCGGGGACGACAGCCGACACCTGCTACTTGGGTGCGAGGACGGGTACCTGCGGAAGTGGGACCCGGCCGCGCGCGGGGACGACGGCGACCCCGTGGACGCTTTCGTGATCTTCGACCTCATGCCGAAGGTTGGCGAGGGTGTTGACCTGCGCCTCGCCTCCATCGATATCGCGCTCGCCAGCGACCAGGAGGGGGCGCGGCTTGAGCTCTTCGCCAGCGACGAGCCGGACGACATCGGGCCGATCCAGGCGGCGTTCGACCTCGCGCCAGGGAAGAACGGGATCGGGAAGCGGCTCAAGGGTGCGCACATCTGGGCTCGGCTGCGCTCGGCTGGCGTCACGCGCTGGGCGTTCGAGCAGGGGGCCTACGAGATTCTGCCGGCTGGGCGCTCCCGCCAGAAGGCGGCGCCGTAGGATAGTGGGCATGAAAGCATCAGGACTTCGGCCGAAGGTTGGCTTCCTTCTTTCGGCGGCGTTTGAGGCCGGAACGCACGCAGGCATCGCGCGGATGAAGGCCAAGTGGGATGAGTATGGGTTTGCGGGCGAGTTCCCTCTCACCGAAGAGCAGGTGGATACGCTCGAGGAGCTCATCTACACCGCTCTGTGGAATGAGGTGGACGCTAAGTTCTATGTCGATGACGAACCATCAGCCTCCTGAGCCGTGGTCGGAGGACGCCTACCCGTTCGCCTGCAGGTGTGGCGTCGTCCATTGGTACCGTCTGAGCGACATCGTGGGGGTGTGGCCATGTGGGCGCGCGCCGACGCACGCTGACAGCGATTGCGCGGCGTCGTTGTGGTGGCGTTGGCTTGTAAGGACAGCCGAAAAGTCGCGCTGTTCCGTTGATGGCTGACCCCCGCCAGGCCCGCGCTGGCCAGTCCGGTTACTCCCCGCGCCTCGGGCGGCGAGACCCGCGTCTTCGCACGAACGCGGCCGGGGCCGTGACTGACCAGGACCTCGACGGGACGACGATCGAGCGCGACGAGATGGGGCGGCAGAAGCTCGCTGCGGCAAAAGACCTCGGCCTCCTGGCGTCAAGCGCGACGCTGGCGCAGGTGATCGCGGCGTACAACCGCCTGATCCAGAAGCTCAAGGGGTTGTAGGTCGATCGCGCCCCCACGCTTGCGGTTGGGGTTCGGATGCGCCACGATGGGGCACAAGGAGAGCACGACGATGTTCGACCCTATCTCTGCCCAAGCGATCGGTTCCGGCCTCGAGTTCGCCGGGGCGATGATGGACCGGAACGCCGGCATCAGCCTCAAGACGTTGCGGCGTCGTGGGCGTGAGGTGATCAAAGAGAGTCGCGCGCGTGATGCGCTCTTCGGCGGCCTCGAGGAGGCGGCGCTCAAGACGGCACACGGGAAGGAGCTCGCGGGCTTCAAGGGAGCGCGTACGGCCACCGAGCTCGCCGGAATCCAGGCGCGGCGCGGCATCCAAGACCGAGGCGCGCAGGCGCAGGCGCAGGCCGAGCAATCAATCGTCGGGCGCGGGTTGGCGGGAACCTCGACCGGGGTCCAGCTCTTCTCTGGGGTCGCGGATCAGACGAGCCGCCTCCTTTCCGACCTCGACACACAACTCGCCCAGCAGCTTGCCTCTCTCGGGCTCGACCAGGCCGAAACCGAGGCTCAGCAGGGGCGTGAGATCGCCGGCCTGCGTCGCAACAGCCGCGACTACAACCGCGAGCTCGACCAGTTCTACAGCCAGATCCTCACCTCCGGGAACATCACGAAGTAGGGGGTTCGCCGTGCCTTTCATCGTTCTCGCGCGCCCCGACATGGAGCACACAGCCGGGAAGGCGCTTGCCGGCCTCGGGCGCAACATCGCCGAGATCGGGACGCGGCTCGCTGACCGCCGCGCGCGTGAGAAGGCGATGGAGGCCGAACTCACCCGCGCGCAGGCGCAACTCGCGCGTGAGCAGCGCGTGACAGGTGAGCGCGACGCCGACCGTGAGGGCTCGTTGCGTGGGCTCGAAGAGATCGGCCAGCGCGATCAGGAGGGCTCAGTCAACAGCGCACTCGAACAGCACAAGGGCCAGATCCTCGGGCCGTTTGGAATACTGAATCCGCGCATGATCGGCGCCGCGGCGTTGGCCGGGCAGGCGGCGCAGCGGCGCGGCCTCGAGCGGATGGAGCTCGCCAAGCGGATGTCTCCGGAGGGTGCGCGCATGTTCCTCGCGCGCGAGACCGAGAACGAGAAGAAGGCCGCGCGCGAAACCGCGCTCAAGGCCGAACTTGAGGCGCTCCAGGGCGCGGTTGCCGACGGCGTGCTCGACGAGGTGAAGGCACAGCGCTACTCGAAGGCGCTCCAAACCGCGACGCGCGAGGGCCGCGACCCCGGCGCGATCCATGAGCGGCTCGCCAAGGAGTACGACATGCACGCCAAGGTGAAGCAGCGGCTTCGCGCTTGGGAGCAGGCCGACAAGGACGCCGCCGCGCTGATCCAGTCGATCGAGCAGGCTGGCGCCGTGATTCAGGATCCGGAGGCGAAGCAGGTCATCCAGGAGAAGGTGGCGAAGGCGCGCGGCGAGTGGGGCAACACCGAGTACCAGGACTTCCGCTCGAAGAGCGATCCTGGGCAGACACTCGGCGCGCTCCAGGCGATCCTGTTCTCAGCGCAGGCGGGCGCGATGCCGAGCGGCGGCGGCCCCATGGGGATCACGCGCGCGGAGAAGGGCGTCCAGGACGACGCGGTGCGGAACGACGCATTCACGCCAGAGCGCGGGGCGGCGAACTCCGATTGGTCGCGGCAGATGGGGCAGGGCGTAGGGATGCCGGCGCGTGGGGCGCAACCACAGCCGATCACGGCCGCTCCTCCACAGACGGCAGGGCCGAAGCTCACGCCGATGCATGACAAGGTGCTTCTCGCTGGCGCGGTACGCCAGGGCGCACAGAAGGCGCTCGCCGCCGGCACGCGCGAGGAGCGGGCCGCGCGCATCGGCGACCTGCGCAAGGCAATCGCCGACGACCTCGGGCTCGACGTGGAGGACCCCACGGTGATCGCGCTCGTTCGTGAGGCCCTCTCCAGAAACTACGAGCGTGGCAAGTGAGCGCGGTGTGACGATCGGAACCGAGTCGAAGATCACGCTGGCCCTGCTCGGCGGCATCTTCATCGCGGCCGTTGGTGGAACGTGGCAGGCCGCGCGCTGGGGCAGCGCCATCGAGAACCAGATCGGCCAGGTGGACGACCGCCTGCGTGGGATCGAGAGCCAGCTCGCCACGGATGGCGCAAACGACTGGACGCGCAACGACATGGCCATCTGGACGCAAAGGTTGCGTGAAATCAACGAGGGGGCGGGCGTGAAGGTGCCGGTCCCCCTGCACTCCGATGGCGGAGGGTGAGAGTCAGAAGCCGGGGTGGAGGAAGCCGTGGCGGATGCCATGCTACTTCGACCACGGGATGGTCGCCAAGGTGTGGTGGGGTGGGCGGCCGCTCTGCTGGCGGCACGCTGAGAAGGCCGGGGCGCCCCCGGAAATCCGGTCTTCCGTGGTGAAACCATCAAGCGCCGTACGGCCTAGCGGCGGTTCCTCTAGCTGAGGCCGCTGGCCCCCTCCCTCACGCTTCGCTCGCGGGGGCGCTTGCGGGGTCGCCGTTGGCTTGTGGTCGGAGCCGGATGCGGCTCGCTCTCGGGAGCTCGCCTCCAATCCGCAGGGCCTTGTTCCGTCGAGCCGCTTGAGACGAACGGGTAGGGGCAGAAGAGGGGCCTGCGAGGGCTCCCTCTTGCGCTTGAGCCCGACTCGGTGGGTCCAGCGTGAGGTGGGGACGTTGCGGCCATTTCGACGACCTGCGCGGCTTCTGACATCCCCTGGAGCCCGCTCCGACCGGAGCGGCCCGCACCCGGCCAGGGCGCGGGACTTGGCGTGGTCCCTTCCGTTCGTAGCCGACGTGGCATCGGGCCGAGGCCCACCACTTCTTCGCCCCGCAGGGCTTGCCGAACGAGGGCGGAGCGGCTACGCTCGCCTCTGAACCTCCAGAGTTCACCAGCGGTGTACCTCATCCACGGTACCCGTTCAAGGGGCCGGTGCTTTCTTCGGAAGGCACCGGCCCCTACCCTTTCCAGGGTGCCGCGCACACAGGAGCCCTCCGACCAGACCCTCGACGAGCTCGTGAACTTCGCCGAGACCCTGACGACGGGCCGGCGATCTACGGACACGGGCGCGCGGCCCACGGATGCCGAGATCGCGGCGGCGAAGCCCGCGCGGCGCGCCGAGCGCGAACGCCGGGGGTTCGGCCAGCAGAAGGCCAACGTGCCGCCGCGTGAGGGCGCGCTGCCCCGCTACACGATCGGCAAGGGCGAGCGTGGTAGCCAGAAGATCCGCGATCCCGCCGCCTTCCAGCGCGAGAACGAGCAGCTCGCAGACCTGTTTCCGGTCATGGAGACCGACGCGGGCACGAAGCTCGCCGTGGGCGCGGCCAGCTCGCTCGCGCCGCTGGCGAAGGCGCCGCATCTCGGGTTCAAGGCGCTCGAGCACCTCGGCGTCTCGAAGGAGACACTCGCCCGGCACTTCCCGAACGTGAAGGCGACGGCCGACTGGCTGGCGCAGCAGGGCGCGAACCTCCAGCGACTTGCCGAGGGCGCGGAGGACCCGCGCTTCGCCGACCAAGGGACGGGATCGCAGCTCTTGCGCGCGGCCGGCAGTTCGGCACCGTTCCTGGCCTCGGGCGGAGTGGCCGGTGGGCTGGCCAAGAACGTCCTGACCGGCCTCCTCGGCGGCGCGCAGAACGCCGTCACGATGTACGAGGACGTGCTGGCGGAGACGGGCGACGAGTCGAAGGCGATGACAGGTGCGCTCGTCGGCCTCGGGATCGGCTCGTCGGAGGTGATCGGCGTCGGCGGCTCGCTGGCGAAGCTCGACCGCGCTACCGGCGGCACGGTGCGCAAGGCGCTGGCGAAGATGGCCGTCGAGTCGGTGGAGGAGGGCGCGCAGGAGCTTTTCCAGACGATCTCGAACGGGGTGGCGCAGGGCGTGCTCACCGACAAGGAGATCGACGCGCTCAAGCTCCTCGCCGAAGGCGGCCAGGCGGCCGGCATCGGGGCGCTCTTCGGCGGCGCGGTCGAGCTCGGGCGCACGGCGGTCGCGCGTGGCGCCGGCGCGCTCCCCGCCGGCCAGCCGGAGCACGTCCCAGGCTCCCAGGGTGAGTTGACGCCGGAGGAGGCTGCGCGCCTCTCAGTGCCGATGGAGGAAGCTGGCGACCTCGCGCCGGCTGTCGTCCACGGACGCCCAGAGACGCCCGTGCGCCTCCCCTACGGCCCCAAGGGACCGCCGGCCGCGCAGACGGCTGGAGCAGAGCCGCCGGCGCCACAGGCGGGGCCTGCGCGGCCGGCGGAACCCACGCGCACGCCGGAGGAGGTTGCCAAGGACATCCTCGCTGGCAAGGAGGTGCCACTCACTGACCTCACCCCCGAGGCCCTGGTGAAGGCCGACGAGGCCGCGCGCGCGCCGCGCCCCACGATCACCCCCTCGGCCAAAGGGCCGGCTCCTGGAGCCCCGCAAGGGACTGTTGCAGAACCAGACCAGGCGCCTGCCGACTCTGGCAAGGCCGAGGGGGTGTCTCCCGCGACTGTCGTCGAGCCGTACCGTCCCGAGCGCCGCAAGCTCAACCTGCGCCCGGAGGACATCGCGGCCGAGGAGCAACTCAAGGGCATCGTCGAGGTCAGCGGCGACGCCGTGGCCGCGAAGAAGGCCGGCGAGACGCACCCACTCACCGGGCTCCTCAACAAGAAGGGCGACCGCGCCCACGCCGACCGCATCGTGCGCGTCGCGCGCCGCCGGCCAGGGACGCGCGCCGTGCGCGTGCGCGT